ATCCCCATTTAGATCCATACCTGGATACCATTATGTTTCTAGCTCCTTGATAAGAGCCATAAATAACAGTATAACAGTTATCGTGCCCCTGGCCAAAGCCCCATGTAAATACCCATTCCTGTTCATCAGCCATTCTTATCCCCTTATAAGTGCCAATCGACTTCTTCATCATAAGTCCCAAAGAACTTATCAAGAGCTGTTAATACCGCATTAATAGCTTCTTTTTTAATGTCTTCACGCGCTTTAATTATAAAGGCATTAGTAAAAACAGCAGAGTCATACACGTTTTGTAAACCTTCTCTGATCCAAGGCTCATCAAAAGGTATTACAAAATCTTGAGAATCCGTAAAAGAATAATCTCTTGGTTGAATATGTATACGCATATGAGCTTTACTCATAGTTCCACCCCGTCGGTTCTACTCCACATTGGTTACAGTATGGCCCTGCAGGTTTAATCACAAACAATAAGCTTCCGCAGTTACAGCGCCACACTGGTTCATTCTCTTTAAGCAAGTTATTCGGATCAATAAGGCCAAAGTCATCATCCTTAAAGTAGTTTACATATTTCTTAAAAGGAACCACATTGTCAGTCACTCTTATCCTCCAGCCAATCTACAAGAATCCGAGCGATCTTAGTTGCGTCATCTCGTGTCAGTTGCACATACCCAGGGATGTTATAGCCTCCAGGACCTTGAGTAAGTTGGATCATCTTGCCTTTACCCTTAGACCCAACAAACTGAGTAACAACCATCTTATGATTTGCTTTACCAGTGTTCTCTAATACTTCAATTTCGGTACTCATATTAGCCCTCCATAAGTTCTTTAAATACTAATGTTGAGTAACCTGCTATATCTAACCAATGATCAGGGTTACTTGGATCACCACATAAAATACGCGCTACCTTAGAGAAGATCATATCAAGAGCTTCTCTCTGGGCAAAGTTAAGTACCGGAAGCTCCTCATCTATCTCAGCTTCCTCCATTATTTGCTTCAACGCTTGAGCAACCTCTGCAACTTTGTAAAAATCTCCATGTGTCTTTTTTCTGTCTGCCAGTATATCGTCAATAGGGTTCATAATTTCTCCTGTATTTTGTATGGATAATGGATATGGCTAAGGCCTAATATAGGGGCTGGCTTTCGCCAGCCCCTATATTATCTACAGTAGGTCGTTTGCGTCTGGAGTCTCAGATGTAGCGTCTGCGAATCCTGCAAAAGCATCAACAGCTCTCATCTTGCCATCGAGGCGTTCTCCGTCACCAACAAGCATGACATTATTAAGGCCCCAACCTATGCCGTTGTTACCTGACTTAGTATATGGAAATGGGTTAACATCAAGACGCACTCTGCATCCTGCATAGATGTCACCCTGATCCATTAAAGGTTTAGCATTGGGACCAACTACTCCGGGAGGAGTGTCAGATGAGCAGTTGAGGAACAGTCTACCTTTATACTCTGACCCTGTCTTTTCGCCGCTTTCAAGTTCAGCATCTCCGTCTCTGATTGCGAGGTATCTGAAAGCAGGAACTTTGCCTTTCCAAAGCTTTTCTTTCCCCCTGGATATTGCAGCTTCAACAGCTTTCTGTAAGCCTTCAACAGCTTTCTTATCTGTCTTATCGACCAGAAAAGAACAAGAGTATTTAAGGACTCCAGATGGGTTTGCTTTGGGTTCAAAGAGTGCGGGGTAAGAGATAATTCCAGGTTCTGTAATCATAATTCGTTTTCCTTTTTAATTGTGTGTTGTTTTAAGTGATTGTCTTACTGTGTTACTGTATTTGCGTTTTACTTCCCTCCTTTCGTGGAATACCCAGAAGATATTCTGTTTATGTTTTTACGTAGCTTGGCTTCAAAGGCCTGCTCTATAAGCTCTGATGATAGTCGCAGTACCAAAGCTTGATCTACTAAGAAGAACAAACAATCTACCCATTCTTCAGCTTGTATTTGTTGGGTAGCATAGTATTGGGTTTCTTGTTTTCTCCAAGGCTTCCAGGGCAGTTCTTTTAGTAACTCACCTTGCTCAACCATTAAAGCAGCTACATAGTTTCTCATCATCTGCATACGGTCTTCAATCGTCATAGTCTCAAAGTCGTAGCCCATGAGTTTCTGGTATTCTGCAATCTTGTTTATAAAGTCTTTCATATGCTCGGCTCCCATACTGTACCGCAGGACATCTTACCTTGCTTACACTTACCCTCCATGTAGCATTGAGGACCGACCCACATAAATAACTCTGGAAAATGCGCATAACACTTCTTCAGCACTACATTAGCAAAGCCTTGCATCTCTTTAACATTGCGATTGCAAAGCCTAAGGCGCAAGAAGTTTATAAGGGCCCTCGCATTAACAGTCCACAGCAGATTCACCGCCATCGCATTTGGTAGTATCTGGCGTGCTTCCTCTTTAGGTATTCCATCAAACACCATTACATTGTATGCTTTTATAGTATTCATGAAGTCATTCTTTGCAATTGGGTGTTGAGCGACTTCATCATCAACCATTAAGGGGTAGTCTGAGTAGTTCTGATAATGCTGAGAGCCCGAAGTATACGAGCTCATTCTATGTCTTGTGATTTGTGCTAAGAAGGATCGTGATACATTGGAGATTAAAAAAGTGTAACTGACGTGCTCAAACAAGGACGTGTGCTCTGCATCCAGAAGAAACTTATAATCATCTTCCTTCATATAAGATGCTATGGATAGGTCTTGCTTCATTGTTATTGCGCGAGCTTGCGAAACAAGACCCTGTGGATTAGATGTAGAGCGAATCATATTCACATTAACGTTGTCATACGTTTTAAGATTTAAGCTCATGTTACTTCTCCCATTGTTGTGTGGGGCTTTTACACCCCACCGATTCCGAAGAGCTAAACGAGTTCGTCGTCTTCTCCCTCAACTTCCTCAAGTTCTTCATCATCTACTACATCTTCATCCGCGATATCCTCGTCCTCAATATCTACGTCTTTAGGCGGGGGAAGTTCAGCCAGTTTTGCAGTGTTACGTTTAATCTTTAGAGTGAAGAGAGTAATGTTTGCTTCAGCTTCAGCAACCAGCTCAGCATCGGGAGTAGCTTCGGCATTAAGCAGCTCAAGTTTGTCTCTCCACACTGACAGGTCTGTGGTCTGTTTGTTGATGGTTTTAGTAAGCGTTTTTGCAGAAACTGCAGGATCGCGTTTAGCTGTTGTTTTGGTTTTCTTTGTGAGGTCTTTTTCTGCAGACCAGTTTTTAAAACCGTCTTCATCCGTGAAACGCAGTCTCTTAGCTTCGTCCCATACAATGAAGTTACCCATCCACCGAAGATAAGTCATCTGAGAAGACACAGAAGAGTTCTTAACTCCGATCTTATCCGCGATTTCCTGTTTTGTAAATGCGCCCAGTTTAATCAGTTCTACTACTTGGTCTCTACGGTTTTTGTCGCCCATGATGTTGCTCCTTTAAAAAGTTATTGTGTTGTAATTAAATAAGCTTATGCTCATTTTTATAATTTAATTATGCCACCAAAATGCAGGAAAGTAAACATTTATTTTAATTGGTGCCAAAGTAAAATCCATTTTCTGAACAAGTTATTGAGTTTCAAAGATCCACTCGGCTAAGAATATCTTGTAAGTATGAATTAATTCTTCGTGATGTTTTACAGAGCCCTCTTACCTCATCACTTATAGGGCATACTATTTCATCAGGAACCTCAGTACCTTCTTTTATACAAGGAACGTTTTCAAGCAAAAGCATATTAAGCCGAACTTCTAATACATTTATTGTATCTTGTATATCGTTTAACGCTATGCCCAGCTCAGTTACATATCTGGACATTGATGTATGGCTTACTTCACATACGTCCTCTTGTTTTTGTTCTTTTGTTGCCATCTTTACTACTCCTTTATGTTATTCTACAAATTCTTTAAACTTATCTGTGACTGATGTGAACGATAATGCTGGTCGTTTATCAGTTGCCTTTACTAATGTCGGTGATCCTTCTGGCTTATGAATGAGCTTCAGGATATCCTCTGTCATATTCTTTTTGCCAAGCACCTTCTCTACTTGTGCTGGTGATCTGAACTTAATCTCAAACGCATCTACGTCGTTTGCTGCTAAGTACTCTTTAGCATACTCTTCATTCAGCCACTTACGTGTGGATCGGCCTGCTACCATCTTATATCCAGGGATGTCTGTACCATTCTGGATAAGGTGAGTTGCGAACTTTTGTATGTCAGATAAGTATGTCTCAAGCTGAGGTACCCCATCTAGGAACTCTGCTAGCTCTTCCATCGTTATCTCATTTGGTAGCTTAACGAAGACCTCAAAGGCTTTACACGCAATCGCCGTTGCTGCAGCATGCCTATGCACACATGTAGCTTTTATAGCGCACCACATGCAACCTTTAGATGAGGGGTTAAACTTAGGATGCTTTGACTGAGAGTTAATAAGTGCAGGTATAAGGGCCTCTTTAAGCCACGCAAAGAGTTCCTGAGCTGTTGTATGGTGCTCCTTGAAGCACTCCCCATTATACAGACGAGGTTGCCCGATAACCAGAACAATTTCAGTATAGCGTTTCCAGTCTGTGATAGTAGCCAACCT